TAGTGCACCAGCTCCTACACCAGTAGCTGCTCCAGCAGCAGCACCTAAAAGACCTGCATTTTCTTCAAACCATTTAGCCCATGTTCTGGGTTTTTTTTCTTCTGATTCTGGTTCTTGTGTTGGTTCTGGCTGTTGAAGTGATTTTGCTTCAGCTGATGGTGTAATACCAAGAGATGCTTGTGCAGCTGCTCTTGGTCCTCTTACCATCTCTTCTCTAGTTTGTCTTTCTTGTCTTTTTGCACTTTCTGCTATTTTTTTAGATATTTCTCTAGTGTATTCATTTAATTGATTAAATTGATTTACACTATCATTTTGTATTTTGTTTATATCAACAGAAAGAGATTGTATATTTCTTTTTATTTCATTCTGTGACTGCAGAAGGGAAGAAATATTATCTGACATAGAAGAAGTTCTAGCATTTAAATCATTTATATTTTGATTTGAATCTTTTAAATTTAAGTCAATAGATTGTATTTGACTTAATTTTTCTTCTATTATCTGATAAACAGATGATATTTGTTGTTTTAAATCTTGTTGTTTTTCTTCGGAAATATTCCTTAGAGTTTTTACATCATCTGTTAAAACATCTATTCTTTTTTCAATTTCATTTCTTATATTTTGTAATATAGAAATATCTGTTTGTTCTTCTGCCACTAAAATAAGTTCCCTTTTTCTTGCTCTTTTCTTTCATCATCAAGATGTTTTAACAGCATATTAACATATATGTCTTTTTCAAAAGGAATCATATTTTCAAGTTCTGTGATAGAATATTTATGATGTTGAGCCATAGAAAATATTGTATGATAATAATTTTCAAGCTTGTTATGACTCAACGCAAAGTAAAAAAATCATTAAGACTATTCAGATGAATTTCTCTTTTATTATCTAATGAATTTTTATATTTTATAGTGTAACTGAGTTTAGGGGTTTCTTCAAAGAACTTTTGAATTTGTTCAAATACTTTTACACTCAAATCTTCTAAAAATTCTGATAATTCTTCTTTACTATAAGAAGATGCTTCATAAACTTCATCGCCTTGATATATTTTATCAACACATCTAATAATAAGTTTAAATAGATGTTCATCTTCAGAATTTAAAAATTCTTTATCATCATATAATGTTGATGGTGGATATTTCATAATAATACCAATATCATCTGTAATTTTAATTACATTGTTTGGTTTGTCTGGCATATTAACTTTGATATCTTTAATATCAATTTTAAAATCATATACCTTATCATCTTCAGAATCTCTATATGAAACTTCTACTATGTTGTCTACAGATATTCCTCTTAATTGTATAAAAATATATTCTAAATCAAATAGTGTAATTTCATTTACATTAAATTTTTCATCTAGACAACAATTATTAACAATTTGTTTAATAGATGTTAAAATATCTTCAGGATCTTCAGATTCCTTTGCCATAAGTAAAAGCTTTTCTTCTTTTACTAAAAATGGTCTAAATGAAACTTTCTTTCTTAAAGATGGAATATCAATTTTATGAGTTGGGTGTGTAATTTTTGGTAACATATTTTCTCCACTTGAATATTTTATTAAATAGAATTTTCTCTGCTTACATTAGAACCAACTATTGTATAATCTTTAAAATGCATAGTTATAGTCAATTCTAATAAATTTGGGTCGTTCCAAGAAAGAGGAATTTCAGTTATTGCTATTGGATAAGATTCATACATATCAAATCTTAGAACTCCAGATTTATTATTTTGTGCTATTTGATCAAATAGTTGAAGTTGAATAAGAGACGAATACTCGTCTCTAAAATTTGAAAAATATCTTGGTAATGAATTTACGTTGCCTGAGTTAGAATCAGCAACACCTGTAAATTCAAAAACACTCCTAGTCCAGTTATGCCAAAATTGCCATATATCACCTAACCTATCACAAGTTACAGTAAAAAATATTTCATTAAATTGTGCACTAACTGGATACTTTTGAGGAGGACCAACACCATATCTGTTAACACTTACACCAGAAATTTGAACTTGTGGTGTTCTTATATTAGCAACTCTAAATGTCATCATTCTTGTTACATTAGATGTTGAATTGCTTCCACCTGGGCGTTCTATATTTCTTCCTTGTAATATAGGAGGTACTGTCACATTTAATTCAAAGTGATTTTTTCTTAGATAACCACTTTGATTTATATGTGAACTAAAATCGTTTATATTAAAAGGCATTTATTTTTCCTTAGTATGGTGTCCAATTTGAACCCAGTCTTCTTCTATCACTAGTAAAGTTTCCTGTTGACATTCTTAAAATATTTATCCAATTTTCAAAATCTTTACCTGGGGGTATTTCTCTAATACCTTTAGCTCTAAAACTTATGTAATGTTTAATTGTTCTTTTAAACATAGGACTTTTTGTCAAATTTTGTATAGCATTTACATTTATTTTTACATTTTGAGATTCGTTGTCTTGAAGTTCATTTAAAAATGCAGCTCTTTCTCCTGGACTAAGATAATGAAAGTTCAAACCATAAAAACCATTTTTTGCTGGGCCTAAAAATAATATAATTGGTGTTTTGTCCCAATGGTCTAATCTGTCTCTAGTTTTTGGGTCATTGTAAGAAAAAGCATAAAGTTTTCCAGGAGAAAGTGCATTTGTTCCCTTTTGTGAAAATATATTCTTTAAAAAATTAAAATATTCACTTTGTGATAATTTTTTTGCTGATTTTTTTAGTATATCGAAAAAGTTCATTATTTAATTCCTAACTCTTTTTCTGTGAATATGTGAAAGGTCCATTTCCTATCTTCACAAAATTCTTTAGCTGCTTTCCACTTTGCTTCATTTACACCCCAATTTTTTACCTCAGATAAATATCTTTTGGTAATCTTTTCTTTTTTCTTTGGCGGTCTAGTTTGATTTGCTGGTTTCACTTCTATTAACACCGTTTCTTTCTTACCATTTCTATTTATCTTATTTACTATAAAATCAACAAAATAACGATGTATTCTATTATCGATAGGTGAACGGTATGGTATGACTACTTCTTCAGAACCCCAAGATATTATACTTGGGTCTTCATCAAGTCTTATCATTAATTTCAATTCCCAACTTGAACGATAAATAATATTAGTTGGGTTTCCCATATACTTATCTGGATTTTTTGGTTTAAAAAAACCTTTATACTTGCTCATTTTGTATATAAATAAATAAAAGTATTTATAAAAATAAATTAGGAATAAAAATGGCAGTCAGATATACTGGTGGACTACCAAACAATATACCAAGAAAAATAGATAATAAAAGGGTTAGAACAAAATTCTTTCCTGAAGATTTAATTGCGAACGGTAGGAATTTTTATATAAGAATAGGTTTTGTGGATTATAGTATCGGTCTCAGTAATTTTTTTGGTGGTCAAAGTGGCATTCCAGCTGGAAGTATATTTTTACCAATACCAACTTCTCTAGAGGATGTTCAAATATTATCTTGGGAACAATCAGATGTTGTTAGTGAAATAGAAAAATTTGGTTCTGCTGCTGCTAAAGCAATAAGTGGATTTAAAGGTGCAATTAATACGTTTAGTGTTGGAACTGGAGTAGCTCCAAATCCAGGTCTTTTTATGGCATTTAGACAGCCAAACTTTAAAGAATATACTTTTAGGTGGGACTTAGTTGCTAATAATAGAAATGAAACAGATAGAATAGCTGAAATAGTAGATGAATTAAAATTCCAATCTTCACCATTTCAAGATGGTGGTTTTTATCGTTATCCTAGAATAGCAATAATGAGATTATATCCTAATGATAAATATACTTTCAGAATGAAGCCTGCAGCAATTACATCTGTACAGGTTCAATATAATGGTGCTGGACAACCAGCATTTTTAAGAAATGGTGCACCTGTAAATGTAAAACTTATTGCAACATTTAAAGAAATTCAAATTTGGGAAAAAAAGAGTTGGAGGGCTAGTAGTAGGTAATGGCTGATAGATACTTCGACAAGTTTCCACAAATAACATATAATAATACCAAATCTATTGATATTACCAGACGGGTAAAAATAATCGATGATGTTTATAATAATCCTTATGTTTTTAACACATATGATATATCTGATTCTGAAAGAGCAGACCAATTTAGTTATAGATACTATAATGATGAATACAAATCTTGGATTTTATATTTTTCTAATAAAATAGTAGATCCATATTATGAATGGTATTTAGATGAAAATGACTTAAATTCTCACATCATAGAAAAGTATGGTTCTTTAGAGGATGCTAAACAAAAAGTTCTTTATTATAGAAATGATTGGGCTAATGATGATTTATTAGAAACTAATGGATTTGAGGCTTTAGCACCAGCACTAAAAAAATATTGGCAACCAATATATGATCAATCTGGAAGAATATTAGAATACCAGAGATTTAAAAAAGATTGGAAAATATCTACTAATAGAATAATGTCATATTCTGTATCTAATACTAATTTTGTAAAAGATGAGATATGTGATATTGTTTTTAATTCAATAAATAGTGGTAAGGGGCAGGTTGTATCTACATCAAATACAAAAGTATATATTCAACACGTTTCTGGTGTATATCAATCAAACACTGAAGTTGAAATATCAGGATCAAGTTATATATTTGGTAATGATAGTGGAGTGAATACGATTTTTACAGATTCCACTTTACAGTCTAATAATATTTCTCCTGAAGAAGATGTATACTGGTCTCCAGTTTATCAATTTGATGATGTTGTAGAAAAAAATGAATTTAATAGAACTATAAAAGTTCTTGATAGTAATCAAAGTAGAAGAATTGTTTTAAATTTAATAGAGGTATTTGAAGATTAATGCTAAAACAAGGTGGAAATTTTATATGTACTATTGGTGGAACTGAAATACCACAATCAATGGTTAGGTGTTTAAGAATAGATAATTCAATATACAATACTGGTGGAGCACAAGCTTCATTTGATTTTATACAGACGTCAGATACTCCTGTAAATATATTTAAAAATCTAGAACCATATGCACCTGTAGAACTTTCTTTTACTGGCAATCCTGATTCCGCTGCACAGGTTGATTTTTCACAGTCTTTAGTTGTTTCTGGTGCTGGTGATTTTCAATCTGGTTCTGATCCTAGTCAAGATACAGAAAATGCATCTTTTAATGTTAACTGTGAAAATAAAAATTTTAAAAAGATTCAAAACGAATCTTTTATTTATGCTAAGGGCGGCAGGGGACAATCTTCTAAAAAATATTACGAAGAATTGTATAAACATTATGGTTTTAATAAGGTTGATTACAGATGTAAAGAAAGTACAACATATTCAGAAGTATTTTTGCGTGATTCATTTTCTCAATGTATTAATAGAATTCAACACAGATCTTCTATTCCAGGAGACAAATCATCTATACTTTGTTCTTGGGCAAGTCCTGATGGTAAAGAAATTAGAGTTGATACTTTAGAAAATGCTTCTCAACAATCACCAGCATTACAATTTTTTAATAGTGTCAGTGGGTCTGGGACACCACCAGAAGCAGCAGTTTTAAATTTTGGTTCAAGTCATCAATTTTTTGGCCCTGGATTTGTTCCTTCTGGTAGAAATACTTATCATGGAAATACTGGAGAATATTATAATGAAAGCAGGCCAGGAAATTTTAAAACTCCAAATAAAAGACAAATAAATAGCACACCATCAAATAATTCAAGAGTTTCTGATAATACTTCTTTTACAGAAAACGAACAGAGTCGAAGAAATTTAAATCAACCTGTTGATAGAAGAAATGCTATTAAAGGTCCCTTTGGTTCCGGTCCAACAGTTCAATTTGAATGTATGGCAAGAGATGGTTTAGAAATAGGATCTGTTGTTTCAATGGATAATTTAAAAGGAGCAGGAGAAAGTGCAAAAGGAAATAAGTATGTTGGGGGAAATGTATTAGTAACTGGTATTAGTATAAGATATAATTTAGATCCATCATCTGTAACTTGTATAGTTTCAGGAATATTAGGAGGTACGAATGAGTGATAATGAAATACGATGTGTTGTGGTTGAAGTTAATGATAATAAATTGGGTGGTTGGAGAGTTAGACCATTTGGCAGTGAGGGAATAAAAAAAGAAGATCTTCCCATAGCATCAAAAGCTATGCAATACTCTACACCTTCACGTAATGGTATTGGTCAAAATTTAGTTTTAAGAGAAGGCCAACACGTTATGTGTAAACGCAATATGGATGGTCAATGGGTAATTACTGGTTTTATTAATAGATCTAGTGCAAATAAAAATAAGTCAAAAGAACCATCAAGCCAAAGTGATGTAAGTTCTAATGAATCTGATTTACCTGTTATTGGTTCTGATCAATATCTTAACCCTGCTGTTCATAATGAGGCAGCAGGAGGAAAAATTTTAGTAAAAAAACATATATATGTTGATGATGATGGAAATGTTTCAGTAGTTCCACAACAAATTATACAAAGTCATGTTAATAATGATGTAACACCACCAAACGCACACCCATATCCAAAAGAAACAGCTAATCAAAATTATAATAGAAAAAATAAATTTGCTAAGAAAAAAACTTACACTGGAGCAAAACAAAATATAAAAAATATATTAGCTGGTCTAAATGAAGTAGATCCACAAAGAACATCAAATATTTTTCCACAATTTTATGATATGATGGAAAAGATTAATAGTGC